TGTACTCTACATTAAAATCACTATTTTCTAGCCCGGACTATAGAATCGCGGATTCATCAATGGAATATTTTTTAGATCGTACAAAAACACCTTTACCGGAAGAACTCGATGAATTCTGGTACGAAGAGCGTAATGAATGGGATGATGACACCGAAAGTGTTTTCAAAACATTAAACTCCACTGATTATAAAGAGACGACAATTCCCGAAAATGTTACGAAAACGGTGGTTCGTGTTAAATATTGGTACAATAACATAATGTATAAATATTTAACGTATGATATGGATCACCCATGGCCACCACCACGTAAAAGTGGGGTTGTATTTAACATGCCAATCGTTTCAGCTGTTTTGCTCGATTCGGATGATAAACCAGTTAAGGATATTTTAAACAAGATTAAACGATACGCGGGTCCACGTAAAGATTTCCATAACGAAAAAGTTAAAATAAGGGATATGTTATATTATGATATAGATACACTTGAAAATGAATTCCCAAAAATAAAAATAAAAAATGCGATTGGTATGACTAAAGTCATAAGTACTATAGATGGGTGTATTACTGATCTTCGGGTACCTTAGTTGCTAAGTAAAATTTTAATTCACCCAGATTAGCAACATTATACTTTAATATCAAAAATCTATTCTGTTCTTCCTGCATAATTTGTACTGTAGAACACATACTCGTCGCTTTTGTAAATATATTCATGTATCGAAGGGAATATTCACCTGAAATTTTGGGACTCTCTTCCGTACATTCAATATTCGTTTCCTGGTTTGCAAAATCACCCATACACTGTAGTTTGAGGTGTGTACCTTCCCTGGTTATCTCTATAATATTACCAATATTGTGCATATCTCTACATATTCTCTGAAAATCCATGGATGCCATTGGTGTAATTGTTGTCATGGTCATATCTGGTACTTCAATTTGGTTTTCATTTATATCGAGTAATTTCAAAGCAAATTTAGTACATGTTTTTTTTGTTTCGTTATGAATTTCAATATTCATAAACTCTTTACAATTTATACTCATTACGAGAACATCGTTATTTGTAATGGATTTAAGAAGTTTGAATGTGTTCGCGACATTTATACCCGCAATTATATCGGTTTCACATGTATATTCTTCGAAATTATCTGATGAGAGATACATGTCAACCAAGGATGTACGAGCTGTATCGAGAGTTACGATGTATATACCATCAGGTTTAAAGTATATATTTACGTCATTGAGTATATCTTTGAGTACTTCAAAGGTTGATTTTATGGCACTCGCCTGAATTGTTGCCAATTTCATATCTAAAATATATGAGTTTTAATTCTTTATGTTCTTGTTATATGCATCCGATACACTCTGATTAATTTTATCTTCAAGTTCTGATGTCATGGCTGGTTGTAAAGTTCTACCATAATCATCTAAACCAAACAAGTCTCCTGAACCTTCTCCATCTCCTTCTAAAGATGTTGTTGAACAACCACCAAAGTTACACGTCTCTAATTCTTTTACAGGTAAAAGTGATTCTAGCCAATTTCGTATTTCATTCCCGACTAAAAGCTTACCATTTTTGGTAAGCATTGTTGGAACACGTGTAATTTTATTTTTATATTGGGGTGGTATACCCATTTTATTAATATTATGATATTTAACAATTTGTTTGAGTTGTGCATGTTTATTAATATAGTCAATTATATCCAAACTATGATTACACTGTGGACTATAAATTAGAAGGGACATATCTTAAATTAGAGTTTACTTTTTTTTATCTAAAAAAACACATTTTTATATATTTTTTTATACACACGAGATACACGAAAAAAATAAAAAGTTTGTCACTTTTACTGATTACCACAAAAAACTTTTTTTTAATATATACAAAGTATCTCCTTGAGAAGGATGTTCGATTTCAAATATAATTTTTCTTTTTACTAATCACTAAAAGTGACAAACTTTTTGTTCTATTATTACTATAAATAAAAATAATTCTTAATATTAAATAATGAATACTATACTATTGATCTTATTAATACTTATTGTACTCATGACCATGTCCAGGACGGAAATGTTTACAGAACAATTTGGATTATCTGGATACACTAAACCAATGAATTCCGTTTTATTGAAAGGTACTGATACAGATTTATCTGATTATGAAGAATCAGGTGAAGAAATTGAGGTATCTAATGATCTTATGCAGGAAATGGTTCTTGCAACAAACAAAGAAGTTTCTAAAAAAACCGGTCTTTGTACGTATATTATTGAAACATTATCTGTAAAAAAATATATAAATACGAAGAGTAAACAGGAAATATACAGATGTATGTTCATGTCGGTGAAACATAAGGGTTTTGCTGTAGGATTTTCAGTGACGTCTGATTTACGAATTATTGATGACCGTGCAACTGTACTAAATGTGAGAACACAACCTATAGATGTTAATCCACCATCGGATCCAAGTATTTACCAGAAATCAATAAAGGGTAAAGAATTTGAAGATTATTCAGAAGTTAGACGGAGTGAACTTGATATGGTTAATAATACAAAAATAATAGATAAGGTTATATCTGATCCACAAACCATGTACGGTAAAATTAACATTTAAAACTCTAAAATAATTATAATGATCAGTATTGATGAAATATCACGTATAACTGAAAAGAGGAATCATTTGAAAAAGGAAACGTATACTAAAATTTACGAACAGATTTCAAAGAAGATACGTCAGTCGGTAGATTTAGGCCATAAATATTTGTTTTGTCAGATACCTTCTTTTGTTATGGGGTACCCTCATTTTAACAGAGCAAAAGCGCTACAGTATGTAAAACGACAATTTGAAATAGGTGGATTTACAGTCCAGATTATAGGCGAATACGAACTATGTATTTCATGGAAACCGAATAAAAAATCACGAAAAAATGAACAACACGAACATCCAGAAGACACAGAGGATTTCCCCACACTCGTAAACCTTAAAAAAGCAGCAAATAAATACAGGGGAAAATAATTGATGCGTGAGACTTAAAGTTTAAATATGTAAATATACTACAAATATGAGTGATCCTTTAAATATACTCGTCGAGGCAAAACGTGAATACATAGGTCAATTATGTTTACTTATGTGTCCAGTTATGATCGAAACGTATGAAACCATGTATGAAGAAGCATATAAACTTACAAAAGGTAGAAAGGTTCTCGTAATGTACCAAAAACTTCTGAAAGAAGTCCCCAATTGGAGTGATGCTATGTCTAAACAACACACGGATAATATATCAAATAGATGTGCGTGGTTTAACGACTTGTTAGCTGCTGTTTTTGTAAGTTGTGTTAAAATTTTATCTGCTGTTCGATTGAATAAAGATAATAAGAAAATCTCATTGAAACTTCCAACGAATGAAGTTTTCATTCAAACGTGTTATAACAACGCAGCCAAAGATCTGTATAGAGACCCATACATTTATCACGAAACGCAAAACGAACACGCGAGAAACGATAAATTATACGAGCGTTTTTGTGTATGTATCGAAACATCCGTAAAAGAACTCATACCTGTACAACAGATTTTACAAACGTATATGTCTCAAACACAAGAGGGACAGGATTTAGATCTCGATCAAGATGAAGTTGGTGATTCTGAAGACCCCGACCTCATTGATGGGTATGAAGAGGAAACGTCAGAAGAGCCATTTGATACTGAACAATCTATGGAAGCCCCAATGGAACAATCTATGGAACCATCTATGGAACCATCTATGGAACAAACTTCACCATTCGAAAACGAATTTCGAACTATTGATACGAAGCAGCCGCAACAGCAACAGCAGCAACAACCACAACAGCAGCAACAACCACAACAGCAACAACAACCAGAAGATGATGAAGGTGTTTTGTTTCCAGATGCATCCGAAACCCGTGCAAAAAAAGTTGGGTACTATTAAATGGAGTTTGAAGACTATTTAAGAGACCCCGCGTGGGCCGGAATAATCGCCGGTTTTATAACCGCAGGATACATACACTTTAAAGCAAAGATTAACAACGAAGGTAAACTTCCAGTAAGTGCGTACACGAAACCAGCTGCACTTATAGCAATTTTAGTATTTTTTATTGTTACTAACGGATTAGGTAAGAAAGAGACCATATCAACGGAACCATTTTAATTTTCTGACTTAAAGATAATATACGTATTTACAATATAATATGACTTCCGTGACCGCATTCAATGATATGATGGGTCAATTTCTTGTGGAATTACACAAGACATTTCCAGAAGAAAAAGGCTTGAAAAAGTGTTTATCGGCTTTAGATTTAATGAAAGCTTCTAACCCACGTTTAGTTGTAGACGGGTTTATGCAGGGTGTTGCTCCGTATGCCGATAAGATTTCGTCCAAAGACGAATCATTTTTCATTGAAGAATCTAAGAATTTAGATTTTATGAAAGGTGTAAACCTCGAAAAACATTGGGGGACTGCTTCCGAGAATACAAAAGGTGCAATTTGGCAATATGTTCAGACGCTATATATGCTCGGTACAACCATTAGTTCTATCCCAGAAGACACACTTTCCATGATTGAAACAGTTGCAAAACAATGTGCAGATAAAATGGGTGAAGATGGAAGTGAACTCGATGAAGCCGCGTTGATGAAAACCATGCAGGGTATGTTGGGTGGTATGATGAAAAAATAAACTCACTATATATAAATGACATCTTGGTTTGAAGATCCAAAACAATTGGTTCGAGTAGAAAAAGTTCATGAATTTTGGCCGTCAAAGACACAAACTTCAGCAGACCGTGTTAACGCATCAGCTCGTTTTATTATTTATGCGACATGTATAATTTATCTTATAAGACGCGATCCACGTATATTCGTTTTGGGTGCAACCGCACTCGGCGTTCTTTATATAATGGAAAAATCTAATATGGTGAAGGAGGGTGTTATACGACCAACAAACGTATACAATAATGTAGATAAAGCGTGTTCTATGCCAACAAAGGATAACCCTATGGGAAATGTTCTCATGACAGATTATGCAGATAGACCAGATAGACCCCAATCGTGTCATTACCCAACCGTAAAAACACCAGTAAACAATTTCCTTACAGGTGATATTAAATATGGACCAGCCCGTTCGCGTTCTTCCACACCAGAATCTCAGAGAAACGCATTATCTAGACAATTTGTAAGTATGCCAGATACTTCCATCGGTGGTACACCATATTATGAATTTATCCATGGTAAAAGAGATAATACGTGTCGCCAAGACCCACGATTGTGTAATCCAGACGCAAGGGGTGTTCAACTTGAGGCGTTTTCGGGTCTCGATCCAAATGGGGATAAGAGAAGTGGTATGCACAGAGGCTCTGGATTAGGAGCTTAATTTTAAACAATTTAATAATAAAGTAGTAGATACTCGATTTCCATAAACAAAATCTTTTGTAATAATAAATGGCGTATCAACTCCAACCAGGAATGAAAGTGGTTCAAGATCACGCGGTTCCCGCCGTTTGCGCGACCGAAGAAGTTTTTGTATATCCTCAGCCCAGTACCCTTAACTATGGGTCAGATAGACCAAACACTATGTTATATGGTACATCTCCATATATGGCAGGTAAAGGTTCTCCAGCACAATTTATTGATACATCGGATCAACTCAGACCACAAAGTACATCTCGTTTCAACAAGGTTTTAGCGAAGACTTACGAAAGAAACTTTCACCCACTCCAAAATGTCGAGTGTAAGTTACCACTTAGAACACAAACCTATGAACCATCGAGTACCAGAGCTGAAATGCAAAATGGATTGTTTCAGCAAAGATACCTCAATAAAAATCTCGCTAAGAAATAAGAATGGCTGATCCTATATCTATAATGGCTATAGCCGGCTTAGTTTATGCCGGTAGAAAATTAAGTCAACCAGACGAAAAATATACAATAGAGGGTAATCCAATAGAGGAAGAAGAAGTAGTTTCGGATTTCTCTAACATGGAGGTTACTCAACAAACAGACTATTTAGGACCTTTATCACCATTAGTAGAACCATCGTATAATTCAAAAAGGGAAATGGGTTCGTTTGCTCAAATTGCCCCACAACAACGTTCTTCGGGTGGTGAAGTTTTGTCTATGAGAAATCGTATGTATGATGCGGGGAGAATGAATAATCTTTCACCAATTGAAAAACAACTTGTCGGACCAGGTTTGGGTGTTGGACCAGAAGTTCCCGCATTTGGGGGTAATCAACAATTGTTCCGTGTTAATCCAGAGAATGTTGGTGCGTATCGCTTAACGACTTTACCTGGTAGGTCAGGTCCAGCCTTTGATTCTAAGGGTGGTAGACGTGGTATTGTCGGTGAAGTTGCACACAATAGACCAGAAAAGACAGCCTTTTTACATGGTCGTCTTCCTCCAGTTGCAGGCAGAGCACAGGGTATGACTGGTAGAACACCAAGAGCGGAACACGAACGTACAAAGAGAACAACAAATAGATCAGAAACCGGTTCGAGAACTGATACATTAAATTTTGCATCTGCAAAGAGAACTGTTTCTGCACTTACACGTGCTCAGGAACCAACACGAAATAAAGCTGACGGTGCTATAGAACAATATCAATACAACAATCAACCAGCCCCAGGCATATCGAGTTTTCTAGGTGGATACTTGAATACCCCAGCGACTAAGATCGGTGAAAAGAGAACATACGGTTCTGCATACACAGCCGAAGAGCTTACGAAATATGGTTTCAGACCAGACGATCGCCGTGGTAAACCAAATAGAGCTGCGGGTCCAGGACGAATGAATGTTCGCGCCGATCCACTTAACCAGGGTGGTATGGTTACAAGTGTTCGTTCCGATACAACAAGAATTGATGGTAGAGTAAATGCCGCAAATGGCTCTTGGACACAACAGTACAGAAATAACGATTATCATAAATTCAATGCTTATAAAGGTCATGAAAATCCAAATGCTACAAATATGAGTTTGGATACAGCTAGAAGACAACTTTCAAGTAACCCATTAGTTCATAGTCTTTCTTAAATAAATATAAATTGAGACATACACTCATTAAAATATTGTTCATATATTTTAATGAAGGTACATACCTTAGATATAGACAGTGGTGAACGAGACCCAGTTTTGTATTCAAATCCAGGTGATTATGTTGTCTACCTAAAAAACCCTATTTATGACGTGACTAAAATTTCACTTATATCAGCACGAATTCATAATAGTCAGTTCCTTATAAACGATCTTAACAATACGTTCACAATAAACAGTTCAACTAGTAACTACGATATAACAATACCAAACGGAAACTATGACGGTACAGATCTAGCTTCAAATGTCGTTGTAAATTCAAATAGTAGGTTATCTGGATCTACGTATGATAAAGATACAAATTCTATAACGTTTGAAGGTCCAAATCAATTTAGTTTTGATTTCTATAACGGTACAAATGGGTATAAATCGAATGTCACTGGTAAAACAACACCACACGATATATT